GGATTAAAATTAAATGGACATGAACGTTTCAGCACGAGAAATGATGAATACTTTTATTTACAGCAACCATTTGATTATCATACAGCTGTCCCCCACCAGAATTTACCGGCAGCTGCACAAATTACTTCGACCCTCCCCCCAAGACTTAGTGCTATTCATGCTGCTGCGGATGATAATATTATTACGGAGGGGGGTTATGGACAGGGATGGACTTATATGTCCTCGACCGCGAACGGCGGTGGAGGGAACTTCACTATTGTGTCCGGAACATTAACTCTAGGAATGTCCGACCCCTACGACCCTGTAACCGCCCATATCGACGAGTCTGACGTCCCTGGAATCCCCGCAGGAACTCAATTAGCAATTGTATGCTCCAAAACTGACTCGTCGTACCCGCTGACTGGGGGAACTATAGGGCGAACATATTTTGCAACGGTTACCGCAACCGCAATAGCAGGGTATCCTGGACTCTCCTCAACTATAAACAATCTTATTATAGGGATTACTGTACCCACAGCCACAGATGTTAGTTATACATTAGACGACACCGGACCCTACAACGATGCCACATTTAATATATTCGCTGTAACCAATGGTGTCTCAAATCAGGCCCGCACCTCCAAAGACACACACCCTATCGGTGTATACTCATTTGCCCTCAAACCTGAAGAGCACCAACCATCTGGCACCTGCAACTTCTCCAGAATTGATAATGCCGAATTAACTTTAACAGGTGTCGCCGCTGGCACCATCTACGCCGTCAACTACAATGTCCTCCGTATCATGAGTGGTATGGGTGGTCTCGCATACTCCAATTAAATAATTAAATTAATTTATCCATTCCAATTCTAAACATTTTTTCTTTTTTATATTTACATATGTTAAAGAACCTTGACGATTACCAACAATTATTATAGATAATTTTATTTATTTTTTTAATTTTTTTATTTTTTTCTTTATATTTTCATAAATATTTTCAACGACAGGTTTTACTGATTAATTGTTTATTCATAATATCTATAGAATTAAATTATTTTTAATAATTAATTTTTTTCTATGCTATAGTATAAAAAACAAATGGGAGGAGGATTAATGCAATTAGTAGCTTATGGCGCACAAGATATTTACCTTACTGGTAACCCACAAATTACTTTCTTTAAAGTTGTCTATCGCAGACACACTAACTTCTCCATGGAGTCTATCCAACAAACTTTCAGTGGTGGTGGAAATAATGTTGTTGCTACAATCTCCAGAAATGGTGATTTAGTTCACAAAATGTACCTTGTAGGTCCCGAAGATGGCACCGCGCCAAAAACTATCTCAAATGTTGAATTAGAAATTGGTGGTCAAAGAATTGATAGACAATCTGGTCAATGGATGGATACATGGAATGAACTTTCTACTTCAGAATCTAAAGCCATTGGTCTTAAAGCTATGACTGGTCAAATTGGTGTACTCGATACCGACGGCGGCGATACGCGCACAGGTGTAAAGCAAGTCCACATTCCACTTCAATTTTGGTTCTGCCGCAACCCTGGTCTTGCTTTACCACTCATTGCTCTTCAATACCATGAAGTTAAAGTTAAATTTACATTAAGTGATAACAATAATTCAACTTTATTCTGTGATTACATATACCTTGACACTGATGAAAGACGTAGATTCGCTCAAGTATCTCACGAATACCTTATTGAACAAGTTCAAGAACAAACTGCCGTCGATGACAAGAATAAACTCAACTTTAATCATCCAGTTAAAGAACTTATCTGGTCTACCACCAATCAAGCCACCGATGTAGGGTTAAAATTAAATGGTCATGATCGTTTCAGTACGAGAAAAAAGGAGCACTTTTATTTACAGCAACCATACGATTACCACACCGCTGTCCCCCGCCAGAATTTACCGACTGCTGCTCATCTTATGGTAAATTCTGTAACTTTTGGGCTTAATAATTTAGAGAATGGTCGTACCACTTTGGGCACAGCTAGCAGTGCTACCTCCAACAACACGCTCAATTCTGTGCCCATAGGGGAGCTGAACGCGGGGGATATCATAGTTCCTGCAGCTGGAACATTTAAATATGGACAGACTAGCGTCATTTTCAATAGTTTCGATGCTCACACATACATGTATGATGGTTTTAACAGTGCCGCAGCGTCCCAGATCGCATTCATATTTAGGCTGGCCGACGAACCCGGTGTCAACTTTGTGACAGGACGCACTTATAGAATAACAGTTTCTGGAGCTGGCTCGCAAGCAGGAGCTTCGGGGACAAAAGTTGTAATTACAAGAGTAGATAAGGTTGTTACTGGTTTGGTTACGAGCGGAACCGGCACAGCTAGCACGATTGGGGATGCCGTGGTTGCGGTATTTTTCAGTGAGCTATTGACAAAGGTTGCCGGTACAGATGCCGGTAGCGGTTTAGTAAATATAGAATCTGTTGAAGAATTAATTGCCGAAACGGTGTTGACTACTCAAGCCCGCACCTCCAAAGACACCAGACCTATCGGTGTATACTCCTTCGCCCTCAAACCCGAAGAGCACCAACCATCTGGCACCTGTAACTTCTCCAGAATTGATAATGCTGAATTAACTCTTGGTGGGACAACCGGCGGCGGCAACATCTACGCTGTCAACTACAATGTCCTCAGAATCATGAGTGGTATGGGTGGTTTAGCATACAGTAACTAAATAATTTAAAGCCATTCCAATTCTCTTAATTCTAAATTATTAAAATATTTATAGTAATCTTTTTTAGAATAGATTTTTAAATTTAAAGATTTTATTTCTGATCCATTTTTTGTAAATTTCTCTTCATTATTAAATATATAGTCAATATATTTTATCCTATTTAAATAACCTCTTGCTCTTTTTAATCTCCATTCACACCTCATCGCTTCTCTTTTATCAATAAATCCATCTATAATACAAATAGGTTCCCAAGGATGTTTATTATTTCTTGTGGTATATTTCGCACCACCTTTTAAAATACAATTATGTTGTTTCCATCTTCTAAAAAAATCGTTTGTATATCCAATATAAGATTTATTATCACTCTTTAACAAATATACCAAAAACATAAAATATTATATAATATATATATGAATAAGTTTTTAGATTTGTTATATTTTCATCGTTTTAATCTTATATTATTATTAATAATATTTGGATCAATCATAGTTAATATTGTATTGTATTATATAACACATTTTGAAAAAACTATTACAATAAAAGATAAATATACCAGATATAGAAGAAATGGATCTAATTATAATATAGTAGATACTGATAATAATATATATCAATCAGGGAATGTATGGTTTAAATTAGATTTTAATAGAGCAGAGGAATATAATAAATTAGAGAAAGGTAAAAAATATACAGTAAAAGGTTATGGTATAAGAATACCTATGATAGATATGTATCAAAATATATATCAAGTTGATTAATGAAACCAGAAATACTTAAGATTAATTTATATATATATATTATAAAATGAAAATGTCAAAGTTGTTAGCAAATATGTTATTTATTAGTAATGTTCAAGGACAAATGTTGGCAGGTGCCCAAAGAGATGATCATGGTTGTGTATTGGATGGTGGATATTCATGGTGTGAGCAAACTAATTCATGTATAAGACCATGGGAGACGGAATGTATTGCTGCAAAACCTGTATATCCATTAATTCATAATATTGATCAGGAGAACGACTGCACATCGCGCCGGGTGTGTCCTCCATCACCCCCTTGTCCTATGCCTTATATGGGTGATATAAATATGGACTCATGTAGGTTGGTAACACAAACTGATGAATGTGGATGCTTAACATCCTGTCCATCATATGATTGTAGTAATAAAGGTGATTGTAATCAGGACACTGATTGTAATAGTGGTCAATTTTGTAGAGATATGGGTTCTCAACCTTATCTACTAGGGGGGCGAAGATTACAACCACGAGAATGCATTGATAAATCAATTACTGGTGAATCGTGTGGAGGATATACTCTTCCTGAATATCAAACTAGATGTATGGATGGATTAGAATGCGTAAATACAATGGGACCTATGATAGCGGATGCTCCTGGGACATGTTCAGAACCGTGTTCCCCTAATGAAAAAAGGGATGATCATGGCAAATGTGTCGGGAAAATACCGAGTAATTGTGCTTCCTGGTATGATGGTTGTAATACTTGTTCAGTTAATAATGGAAAAATAGGGGCATGCACAAGGATGTATTGTTTTTCCCCAGGGGAATCTGAATGTACATCATATTATAAAAGATCTCCTTTGAATATTGGGGATATTTGTTATAGATTTTGTGAGGATAATTCTCAGGAACATATTGATAGAAAAAAAGAATGTCCTACTAATACTCAATGTATTTCAGACTTTAATAAAAATAGTGTATCTATGATAGCATATGATTCATGTGGTGATAGAGCATGGACTTGTTCATTACCTATTCATTAATTCGGAAACTGCCGCAGATACATCCACACCAGGACAATCTTCTAATAAGTCGGTTAAAAATTGTTTTTCTTCGGTTATTTTCATCTGTTCGACATATTTTTTAATATCTTCTGTTGTAAAACAATTCATAGTTTTACGACAAAATTTAATACCTTCTTCATTAAATATTTCTTTTATTTTATAAATATACATAGTTGAAATACCAATCGATTTTAACCAATCAAATAATTTTGTTTCTTCAATACTTAACATATTTTTATTAACACAAATTGCAATATTCAAATTTATAAATAATTATCATAATAAGATATATTATTATTATTTATATTATTTTTCGATATCCGGACAATATTAATGATATTACCATATAAGAAATTTCATAAGCATGTATAAAATCTTCTCGCAATGTAGATTTTTTATTAAAAGATAACACAAATACAAATGCCGCCAAATATATAACCATTAATATTATAATAGGTGTAATAGATAATCCAATCAAACCATATTTTAATGAATCTTTCATATAATATTTATATATAAAATTTTATAAATATTTAAGATAATTATTATAATTATAATAATAAATATGATTCATTCATTAATAATTATTCCTGTTTTAGGAATGTGTAAAAATTATGTTAAATATAAAAGAATATCATTATTATTATTTTTGAGAACGCCTTTTATCTATATGATTTTATATACATATATGAAATATTTTCAATATAAAAATATAGTAAGTAATGTTATTATTAATGAGAGGGTTTTTATGTTTTTTTATAAAATTTTTAGATCATTAATTACAGATTCTTACCATAATAAAAAATTAAAGTATATAAAAAAATATCAAATATTATATAATAGTAATAAATGTTTAGAAAAATTAACAGATTAATACCTGTATTTGAAAAATGGGAAATACGGGATTTCACTAAATTATTTGTGAATAAAGATTTATATAATAAGGTTGAACGGTCAGTATATCCCAAATTAGTAATTAAAAAAAATAATAATATACAAATTCCATATAAATATCAATGGGAAAGCAAAGATTTTTACAGAAAGAATGCAAAGTAAATTTGAAATTTAATTTCTAAGTAATTTATTTACATAATAAGAATAAGATGGAATTGGCTGACAAATTGGGTCGCGATTGGTTTCGCGCCGGACAACTTAAAAATAAGGAAGATATTGGTCCAGCAGCAGATAAATTTATCAAGAATCTAAAAGATAATGGACCGGCTTATCTGAACAAACTTTCAAAGTGTAATTGCTGCGAGCGTCATCAAACAGATAGACCCAGTGATATCAACGAACTCAAGGAATACCCAAGCAATGGTGGATCTAGTGTTGATAAGCATGTGAATATACGGACCGCAGGTATTTGTCAGTGCGTATGTCGGCACTATTGTCGCAGAATTGTTCTCTGGAGGTCATAAGATTCTCAATCATCATCAAAGTGACACTCGCCTGCCTTGCACCTGGCCCATATGTGAACAATAACTAACATGTTTAGGAATCCAGAAAACCATGTCATTATCATATTTTTAATAATATAATCAATATATGTTAAATCAATATTGTCAATATTATATAGATAATATAAAGAGAAAAGTATTATACCAACTATATCTGGAATAATAATACAAAATACTATAAATATTAAAATATTAAATAAAGTATTACACAACTCTTTCATAAAATTAATAGAAGTGAATGTGAAATTTTTTAAATATTGAATAACATTATTTATAAATTTACATATATAAATGTATATAATTTTGGGATAGTTTTTTTTTTCTTTTATCTTAATGTTTTTTTTACAGTGAGGACAAGTAGAACTATTGGGATTGTAAATACTATTATTCCATTTAATTAAACAATGATTATGCATAAAAGCATCACACTCGCATAACTTATTAGAACAATCTTCCAAACAAATTATACATTGATCTTTTTTATTAAAAACCATAGAATTTATTATATAATTTCCATAAAATAATATCAAATTTAAATAAATATTCCATTAATTTCATCATAAAGCATTAGTTTTAGAGACTTGAAAATATCTTTATAATTTAAATAAGTGACATCTTTCCAAAAATGTTTGGGCGCTTCATCGTGACATTTTTTTAATAAGTATCCTGGTACTTTTGAATTTAAATGGTGTATATGATGGTATTCTATTCCCATTGTGAACCATTTAAATATATATGGTATTTTTAAATGACTACAACCTTTTAAAGCGGAGTCATATTTATTCCATTCTTTATCATTAACACATATATAACTATCTTCATAAGTGTGCTGCAAATGAAATAAAATCAAACCTGCAAATGCGGAACAATATACTGATATATAATAATAAATAAAATAATCACTATATATTATATAAACTAATATAATATTAAATATAGTGTTTTCCATTTTATTATAAATATCTATCCATTTATTTGATTCAATAGGTGTTCTATAGATTATGAACCACATAATAAATGGGCTAAATATGAAAAATATAATTGGATGTCTCAAAATATTATATATTATTTTTTTTATTTTCGATGATTCATCATATTGATTTTTAGTCATAAATATTGTCTCATTATATTCTATATGTCTCCCGTTATTATTATGGTGATAGATGTGGGTTATTTTCCATTTGGATGGTGTAAATATTAAATATGATACAATTTTTTGTATATATTTATTTATTTTTTTGTTAGAGAAAAAAGAATTATGACCAGTATCATGAAATATAATAAACCATTTTACTAATATAAGTGTATTTAAAAATGACCACAATATAATATTAATATCATGCCTTATATATAATATAATATAATTGAATAGTATTGTTAGTGATAGTTCTTTCAATGCTATTATATTATCTGTTCTATAATTATTTATATGAATATCTAATTTATTGTGATCCATTATATAATATATATATTCTTTAAATTTAATATTATATCCTTATTATATTATATCCTTATTATATTAAATTTAGATCGGTGGGAAAGACCCTTGTCCAATATTTACTTTATTAACATTTGTAAGGGGTGGCGCAATTCTTTCTTGCCATTTTGCTCGTCTGTATAAACATGTCAAGCATAAAATATATATAGAAAATCCAGCTATAATTTGTAATATATTATATATAACAGATAGATTTTGATCTTCGCTCATATTTATGGTAGATATTATGATAATAATAAAATCAAATTTGAATTATATATAAGTAAATATAAATATAAGTATGAATATGGACCATGTGCCAGAATTATGGAAAGAATTGAGATTAGAATTTAAGGATAATTTGTGGAAAAAATATGTAGAACTATATGAACCATTGTTAGAAGAAGATGAAACTATTAATAAGTTGAACACTATAAGAAATAGGAAATTAAATTTAGGCGAAACAGATTTGAGGAAAATTGTGAAGAAACCTGAGAACACTGTAAATAAATCAGGGGAAATAAAAAAAAATAAATCCGGGGAAATTGTGAAGAAATCTGAGGAAATTTTGAAGAAATCTGAGGAGATTCCAGAGAAGAAATCTAACAAAAATCCAAAGAATCCCCTAAAAAAAATACATTGTATTATTTGTTAGACATTGTATTATTTGTTAGACATTGTATTATTTGTTGACATTGCCAATTTTTTAATTCATTATTTAAATATATTACTAATTGCTATATGCTAAACCTCCCATCCCGCTCATAATCCTAAGAACATTATAACTTACTACATAAACATTAATGTTTTGATTATCATCACCATTATTTAATTGATTAAATGATAAATGAGCATTATCTAGTCTAGAGAAGTTGCAAGTGCCTGATGGTTGATGTTCTTCTGGATTTAGAGCAAATGAATACATATAAATATGTTTAGTAGGTATTTTATGACCTGCTTGTCGTGGTTGACATATTCTAAAATAACTAGCGTCCCTTTCTTTAAATCTCACATGACCATTTAATTTAATAGTCCCTCTATCAAAACCCTCGTAAGATTTTTGTCCAGATATATATTCAATATAATCATTCTCATGCCCTGCATTATAATTAAAATAATCATTTCTATCATTACTATTCGCCGTAGCATCTATTTTGTCCATATCAGTACTATATTTTAGACCTCGGAACTTATTAGGCAAAATCCATATAATTTCTTTAACAGGATGATTAAAGACCATTTTAAAATTAGTGTCTGTTTTTTCATTTTCTTTATATTGGATTTGCTCTATAAGGTATTCATGTGAAACTTGAGCGAATCGTCTTCTTTCATCTGTATCTAAATATATATAATCAGCAAATACTTTTACATTTATAGAGGAATCATCAGTGAAAAGTGTCCCTCCAAAATCTGTATTTATCAAAGCTGTTATTTCTCTAAATTTAATATCTAATTCAACTTCATGATATTGTAAAGCAATTAATGGTAATGCTAACCCTACATTACGACAAAACCAAAATTGCAAAGGTACATATAATTTTAAAGATTTATAAGTGGGTAATGGTAAAGATCCCTGAGATTTTAAATAAGCGCTTTTAGCAGCATGTTTATTAAGACCTAACCAATCTGCTTCTTCATGATCTGTTAATTCATTCCATATGTCTAACCATCTTGAACTATGTTTGTCCATTTCCTGACCGCCTATACTTATAGAACATTCTTCTATTAAAGCATGACCTGTATTATTTGTCCAATTTACGTATGTTTTGTCTCCTGGTTCGGTGAAAAAATTTTTAGCACATTTCAATTTACAATCCAACCATATTTTATGAATTAAATCACCATTCCTAGATATAAGGACTGTCTTCTTTCCTCCTAAGTATAAATTATCAGAACTTTGTTCAAATATTTGTTGAATTGCTTCTATAGAAAAGTTTGTATGTCTTCTATATACAACTTTAAAGAAAGTAATTTGTGGATTACCAGTTAAATAAATATCTTGAGCACCATAAGCGACAAGTTGCATTAATCCTCCACCCATATTTAATATATATTATAAATATAAAAAAAAGTATAAACATATAACAAGTTCGTTAAATATTTTTTTTTTATATTTATAATATATATTAAATATGGCAGAGAATGGATGTTTAAAAGACGGACGCTTTCAGAATTTAGAGGTTGAAGGGAGAACTGAGTTTACGGGGACAATTAAAAATAGACAGCTGGATTTTTTGACTGGCAATGTGAAAAATCTTTCAGGGTCGGGCGTTGCAATTCCACCAGCCATTCCCATTCACCCGGAGATAGACTCCCAGATTGAAAACGGTGCTTTAAATACATGGGGTGGCAGCAATAGTGTGGAAGGGTGGACCGAGATATATTTACCTGCTGCGACTGCTAATTCACATTTAGCACTTCGAATCGACCATGTGCCCAATAACAGGATAACAATTGACGCAACGTCGGCGTCTCTGTCGACGGCAGGTAAGTATGCATTTCAGCAAGTAGGTCCACTTTATGGTGGAGGTGCCGCGGTTGCAACTTATACGGCCACTTTCGCCTTATCCACTAGATTACTTTATATTCCCCACGCCACCGACAGAAATTTTTTGGGGTGGGGTAGTGTGATACATTTTTATTGCCAAACGGCTGGAGAGTGGATGGTAAGGATATTTAATGTTCCTGATCGACCAGGTGCGTTTTCCCCCTTGGCTGTTTCGGGCGAGTTATATTTTTCATAGGTAAACATTGTATACTAAATTTAGTATGTCTATAATAAAATATGGAATCATAATCTAAAAATATCATTCAAATGTTAAACAAATTATTGATGTCTCTAAGGTAAGAGGTTTATTCATTATGGAAAGATGAAGAATTAAAAGACATCGGAATAACTTATCATAATGTTTGTGAAATCTATAAACAATTGGAACAAAAAGAAATAACAGAAGAAAATAATTAAATAATATAAATATACATAGATGAAATTGAATAAATGGTATAATTTTTTATTGACTATATTATTTTGGATATTCACTTGGGAAACTTATAATGCTTTAATAGATAAATATAATTTAACTGATAATCAAAAAATATTATTAAATTTTTGTATGTTAATCGTTGTCATTATATTAATATCTAACTCTGAAAACTTTTTTAATTGATTTAAAAAGAAATCAATATTTTATTATATAATTATGTTTTTTAATCATCAATCTATGAATCAAAATATAGATAATGAAACTTTCTATAAATTATTAGAAATAAATAAAAATGCTTCCAGTAAAGATATTAAAAAAGCATATCGCAGATTAGCAGTTATTCATCATCCTGATAAAGGTGGTGATCCAGATAAATTCAAGGAAATATCTAAAGCATTTGAAACTTTATCCGACGAAAACAAAAGAAGAAATTATGATCAGCATGGCGAATCACAAGGGGATGGTCAAAATCCTAATGATATGTTCGGTCAAATGTTTAATGGCGGACCTATGAATAATAATAGAAATAAAAAAGGTAAAAATGTTAAGAAAGATATCCAAGTAGCATTAAAAGATATATTTAATGGAAAAAATATGAATATTACAATTACTAGAAAATCTATTGATACAGATAATATTTCTACGTGTGTTCCATGTAAAGGAAGAGGTATTATATTACAAACTATTAGAATGGGACCTATGATTCAACAAGTTCAGCAACCGTGTAATACTTGTGGGGGACAAGGTAAACAATATAGAGTAAATAAAGTATCTGAAAATATTAGAGTAACTATACCAAAAGGAGTGTCAAATAACCATAAAATAGAAATATTTGACAAAGGAGATGATGTATTAGATGGAGATCCAGGTGATTTACATATTATTGTGAAAGTATTAGAAGATGAATATTTTATTAGAAAAGGAAATGATTTATTCATAAATAAAGATATATCGTTGATTGAAGCATTAAATGGATTTAATATGGTTATTAAACATTTTGATAGAGATATTTTAATGAAATCTAATAATGTAATTAAACCAAATAATTATGATGTAAATTCAGAATCCAAATGTGAATGGAAAAATATGATTTGTTCATTATCACTAGAACCATTCGCCAAAGCTAAGATTAATGATGAACAAGAAATTAAGAAGGTAATCGAACAAGGACAACTTAAAAATGAAAATATTACAGGATTTATTATTAGTGGTCAAGAAACATATTTTTATAAAGAATCTATAGATATTTTATTAAAAAGTAAAAAAGGAGGTAATGGAATATTATATTATAAAAATATAGTTAATAATTTAGTACATTGTATAGAAGAAGAAGGTTTACCAGATCTAAAAAATCCAATGGTTAAAGGAGATTTGTATATAACATTTAATATTATATTCCCAGACAAAATAACTATAGATAATAAAATATTATTAGATGGAGGATTTAATAAAGAAATCCATAAAAAAATAGATGAAATAGAAACGGAATTAGAAGTATATGAGTTAACAGAAAAAAATCCAAATATTTCATATGAAAAATATAAAGAAGTTTTACAAGAAAATGAAGAACGGCAAGAAGAAACTAATAATCCTGGAATGCAGCAACAACAATGTGCTCAACAATAATTTAATTATTTCTTGTATCCCAATAATCTGCTCCATAACTTACATATAATTCTTCGCCATTTTTTATATCTCTTCCTGCTTTATAAATCATATTTTCGGGATCTTGCGTATGGTGAACATTAAATTTATTAGAATGGTTATACATACTACACATACCAAATACTATAACTTCTTGATCCGATTTAAATTTACTTTTAAAAGTATAATCTGTTATTTTACTGTTCGAAAAATTCTTTTTATAATCTGTAATCAAAGGACATACTTCGATTATTTCCCCTTTTTTGAAATCCTTATTAGCAAACACACCTCTGCCCGAATTAGGTATCAAAGATTTTTTTATAGATATTTTATCTGTGTATGGATTATTTTTATTATCCATAAAGAAATAGCATAAAAATATAATGACTACAATAAATCCACCTATTAAATATAAATAGTTTGTATTATCTTCATTGAAGTCTAATCCGAAAATATTAGGTTCCATTTATATTTATTATAAAATAAATTAATTTCACCTTTTATTTGATATAACTAATTCGAGTGAGAATACTAGATTTCTGCCACTCGCGCCCTCCCAGTGTCCATTATTAATATCTGTTAATTTACCATTAATTGTTTTGTATTTACCAGGTTGTATTACACCCAAATAATTAAATTTTTTATTTTTTGCAGTAACAAAAGACGCGGACCCACTAGTTGAGAGATCATCATCCAATACAATTAATTCAGCATTATTAATTGCTGTATTATTACTAAAATTATTTTGATTAATATCATCAAATTTTAATACAGCACCGAAAGTTGCGCCACTGGCACTTGAACTTGAACTACTACAATTTGCCATTGAAAAACTATCTAAAAATACATCAGACATTTTATCAATTATTATAGGTTCAACAAGATTAAATACAAAATTCCCATGTGTATCATATGTTGCTGTAACATATGATGCAGAACCACTCGCATTTGTTATAATAGTGTTCGATATAAGTGTGTCACCAGTTTGAGATGAAGATATAGTACCCGAACCCGAATAAAATAGAGTAATTTTTTTAGTATCAAAATCACCAAAAGAATATCTTTGATTTTGAAAAAATTGTTGGTGCATTTGCTGTTGCTGAGGATTTGTAATAAAGTCCATATATTATTTATATTATAAAAAAAAAATAAATATTAATTCAATCTTTTAAATGGACCACCTTCATATGGGACTGAATAATATCCACAAAATTTATAATAATTATTATCAGTTTCGTTATTAGTATTATCGTCTTGTTTATCATAATTTCTATCAGCTATAGATGGATCTGTAATCATATTTCCAGAAGCATCCATTCTTCTCACATTTTCCTTGCCTGGTTTATGTGACCAATATCCATCATCATCTTGTCTATAGAAATGATAATCTTGTTCATCTCCGGTGTCATCTATAACTAAAGCAATTTTATAATGATTACATGGAGGTTTATAATCTTTAGTAACCTGTATAATATTATATGTATTATAATCTTGTTTTAATTTATTTAATATTTCGTCGCAATCATATGAATTAAATTTCCCTACTGATAATTCTCCTGGTTGTAATTTTTTATCAGCGTCCACTTCATATCTATCAAAAGCATATGAATAACAATTTGAATAATCTCGCTTATTAGGGTCTAAATTATTCCAATAATTAGGTCTATATTGTGGTTTTTTACATACTTCTTTATTATTATTATTATTATTATTATTAATTAAAGATTTAGATTGCTCATTATTAAAATGTAATAAATGTTCTATAGAATGAATTAATGCTTCCATATATATATATATTTTTATAAAATATAAAATATAAATTTGATTTAAAAAATTAATTATATTATAAATATATAATTATGAAAATAACTGAAAAAATAAATAGATCTAGATATACTCTAAAGAGTATTTTAAGCACTGAATGGGATACTATACCTATATCTGATTATTCATTAAAAGAACTTGATAGTATTTATAGTGATACTTCAGGTTTAGAACAGTATGGTTATGGGTTTGTTTGTAACTTTAGTTTAAAACATAAAATTATTGAAAACTATTCATTACATGTGGTATATTATAAATTTCCAGATATGTCTCCTGATTCAACTACAGGCAAAATTAGTAAAAAATCATTAATAGACAATATTAATAAATTATATGAAGAAGAATATTTTAAAGAAAATGATAGTATTATAATAATAATTAACGAAGAAGTATCTGAGACTATTCAAAAAGCTATGGATAATTTTAATATGGAATTACAAAACCAATTAGAAGTTAATGGATTGAATAAGGATATAATGGACAAATTAAAATCAAAAAGTATTAAATTAAATAATGAATATAATTTAAAACATTTTAAAAATATACAAATATTAGATATTGATTCTTTAACAAATAATTTATTAGATCACAAATTAGTACCGAAACATGAAGTTATTAGAAATAAGGAAGAAATAGGGAAAATATTAGAAGATTGTAATGCTAATATTTCACAGTTGCCGATTATATTAAAAAATGATATTATTGCTAAATTAATAAGATTATCTCCTGGTGATTTATGTAAAATTACAAGAAATAATGAGAAATCGGGGATTAATTATTTCTATAGAGTGTGTAAATAAACTATCTATTGACCGTACGCCTGTCCCGTACTATATTCAGATGATTGACCCCCGTTCGCGCCGCCTACAAAATCGCCACTTGTTATCATAATAGGGTCTGGGCGGGAACCAATATTTCTTATAGTTCTATCTATTGTACCTTTATTATTTTTAATATTTCTTTCATAATCTAAGAATGCACTATTATCGTAAAATAATTTTTGTAAATCGGTTTCCTGCATTTTATTCAATGATGGATTAATATTACAATTATATTTGTTTTGATTAACAAATCCCAGAGTGAATATAAATAAACCAATAACTAATAAAATAAATTTTATATCCATATTTATATTATAATATTTTTTAAATTCTTAAGAATTATCATATTCACCTTCATCTTGTTCTGCTTGATCATATAATTGAGTATCATATCCTTCATCTGCTTGATAAGTTTCATCAGTAGCAGCATCAGTGTTTAGGAGTTCTTTTTTTGTTTTAAGCGTTTCTTGCTCATATTCATCACTTATAGCATATTTGGTATTTTCTTTTTCAGATTCTTTATACAAAGTCCCCTTGCCCATACCATTCATTAAATCATTTTTATATTTTTGTTCTTTGGTCATTTGTGTAGTTTTTTTCAAATAAGTTTGTTTTTCTCTAGATACTTGTTTCATAACAGCTTTATTTAATAATTCTTCACTTATATAAACCCAATTTATATCATAATATTTTTCATACATATTAATTAAAATATCTAATAAGAATTTGCTTAAACATATAACTGCATTATCTATATTTATTTCTTCGTTATTTATTTCTACTAATTTAGAATTTAATGATAAATAAATATCAGAATCAGTATCAATTAAACCTTTAATATAATCAGAAATCTTATTAATTATAAATACAAATATATATTTATTTATTTTTAATGTAAATTCATTATCTAATAAATTATTAGATATACCTCTCAATTTATCTAAATTATGGTTAAAATCTTTTATATAGTCGTATAATTCTTCAAAATATATTAAATTATTTTCATGAAAATATTGTTTAAACCCTTTATATTTTAATCCATTATCTAATTCTATTTGACTTCTTTTAAAGAATAAATCATCATGACATAATAAATTATTAATAGTTAAAAATTCATTAAATGAATCATTATTTGCATCACTTAATTTATATAAACCTTTTTTAATTTTAGAAGTATGTTTATTATTTTTAATACAGGATAATGTATAAAAAATATCATCTATTAATCGTTTATATATATATGGGTTATTAATATCAGTTGCTAATTTATTTAAAATTTTAGATGAATGTTCTACATTATTTAATCCAGATATGGGGATTGATTTAAATCTTTTAATTTGTAAATTTTCCACTACAAAATTTTGATTATATTTATCATTAATTAATATTTGTCCAAATAATTCATCAATATTTTCAAAATAATTATCTATAGTGTCGACTATATTTACAGATATTTCATCTATTTTATTTGTAAAAGTTGTATAATCAATTAATTCTTGATTTACTTTTGAGGTTTTTAAATCCGTTATTGTCTTAAATATATTATTTAATAGTGGATCTTCTAAATATTTATCTTTAAAAAAACTTATTAATCTATTTTCTATAAGTTTATTAAAATTTAAATATTTATATATGTCATCATTTGAATATTTTTCGGTATATTCTATATAATTAAATTGATTAAATATTAATTTATTTTTATTTGGTAAATATTCCATAATTCTTATAAAATTTTCTTCTGAGGGGGGTATAGAAACTTTTTTACATTCTGGTATATTTTCAGATAATTCTACATTATAATCTATTAAATAATAATTTAATAAATTTTCATCTATAGTATTCACTATTAATTCATCATTATCTGCAATACAATAATTTTTGAATAATTTTATTAAAAATTCACCATTATTATTAGTCAATTCTTCATAATTAGAGTCAATAAATATTACAGCAGGAATATATTTATAATGCGTTTTTATTTGACCATTTAATAATAAATAATCAGTATTATTTAAATTAATATATTTAAACTTTTCAATATTATCTCTATCTTCTGTGTTTTCTATTTCATATTTTGTTATTTCTCCAATTATAATACTTTGTAATTTACCATAATCAATTTCAGTAAATTTATTGTTTTTAAAATGACATTTAGTAAATAAATCATTTATTTTGCTATCATTAATATCTTCTAAGAATTTGTTTGCTAATAAATTTAGTATAGGGAATATTCTGGATTTACCATTTAATTTTAATGAATACATATATAACCTTTTATATGATTGATTGCCTATTAATGTAGATACAGGTAATTTATATTCAATAAATTTAGGTTCAATTTTATTAATATCTTTTAATAATGATATATTTTCGAATGAATCATTATTTATAAAGTAATCTTTCATTTCGTGATCTTTTGATGAAATATATTTATTAATACTCATTACTAGTTTATTATCATAAATAGGTTTATAAGTTGGCCATGTTTCTTTAGTAAATTCATTACCAGTACTTTTATTTAATATAAAATATCTATTAATTTTATTATATAAATTAAATTGTGGTTGTAAGAAATATTTAATAGTTTTAATAAACTCTTCATCAAATTGATCATCAACTTCTTCTTTTTGTAATAATAGATTTCGGTTCTTTTCCAGGTGGTCAATAAGTTTTTTTTTTATATATGTTATTAATTTACTATTAATACTTTTATGATTATTAGTTGTAGATATTAATTTCCATGTTTCGTTTTCATCATAATCTAATAAATCGGATATTAAGACATTTTTGTAAATATTGCTTGAGATTTGTATATGAATAAATATTAGAAATGAAATTGTTAAAAAATAATTTAAATTTTCTATATATTTTTTATAATTTTTAATTATTGCGTTTTTTTTTTTAGGATTTTCTTTTCCATTTTTACCTTTATATACGTAACTCTTTGAATATTTATTTATATAATTAGATTCATTATATCTAAAATCAGTTAATTTATCAGTATCAAAAATCACCATTATTTCAACAATATTTTCTAAATCATCTGGG